ACGCGCGAAAGCTGCTCAGCCTGGGGATCGAGTCGGAGACGATGAAGAAGCAAGTCTTCAAGAAACTGGCCTTCAAATTCCTATCCGATGTGCGGCAGGAGATCAAGAGTCAGATCGCGCAGGAAATCGACGAAATGGGCTGACGGCTGACCTCTCCAGACCGCTCCCTCGCGGCGGCGGTCTGGCGGCGGCACAACCAGGGCCCGCAGAAAGGGATGTTTATGGAAAATTCAGACGTGCAGACGATTGTCAGACAGGCAATTCAAGAGCTTTTGCAGGAGCAGCAATCCAAGAGTGAACCGGCCTACAAGGCCGAACTCGTGGAAGAACGCAAACGCCGCGAGCAACTGGAGCGGCGGCTCAACGAGTTGGTGGAAGAGAACAAGCACAGCCGGCAGGCGGCTGAGCAGGCCGAACGGAGCGCCGCCATTCAAGCGGAGTTGCAGCGGCTGGGAGTGGCCAAGGTCGATTTGGCATACCGGGCTGTGCGGGATTCCATCTTCCGTTCGGAAGATGGGCGGCTTTTGGCACGCAGCGAGAGCGGCGAGGTGCCCGCCAAGGAGTTCCTGGCCAGCTTCGTTGGCGAGAACCCGGAGTTCTTGCCGGCCAGGATTTCAGGCGGCACTGGAATCACGGGGGCGCACAAGGCGCCGCCGGAGCGTCAGGACAACGTGGACCTCGACGGCATTCGTCCTGGCATGAGCGCCGAGGAGATGGAGCGCGTTCGCAAGGAGATACTACGCGTGGCTTCGCAGAGTCTGCGAGGCGTTTAGGCGAGTACAGGCAGGAATGCCTGATTTTTTGGAGAACAGGCAGGAAAGCCTGCTCCACTTAGGAGAATGAATGGCGATGATTACGTCAGCTAATGTGGCCAGCGCGATTGTCAAGCTGGTGGCGGCAGATGCTCTGCCTGCCTTGGTTGGGAACCTTGTCATGGGTAACCTGGTCAACCGCGATTATGAACCTGTTCTGGCGCAGGCCGGGGACACCGTAAACGTTCCGATCCCCCCCGTCCTGGTAGCCAACAACATGGCCGAAGGCACGCAGGTGCAGCCGCAGAATCCCAATCTGGGTAATGCGCAGATCATCCTGAATACGCATGCCGAGGCTACTTTCCAGATACCGGATGTGACCAAAGTGCTGGCTGTTCCGGATCTGCTGCAGGTGTACATGCAGCCAGCGGTGGTGGCGATCGCGGAAAAGATCGAAACCGACCTGCTGAACCTGTACGCCGGATTCACGGCGAACACGCCGGTCGGCACGCCAGGCACGGCGCTGACCGAAGAACTGGTGGATGCCGCGGAGAGCGCCCTGTTTACGGCGAAGGTTCCGGCGGCCGAGCCGAAATACCTGGTTGTCGATGCGGCGACTTATTCGCAGTTGCGCCAGATCGAGCGCTTCAGCGAATTCCAGACCGCCGGCGATGCGGGGCTCCGGGCGCTGATTGATGGCAACGTCGGGAAGATCAAGGACTTCTTCGTGTTCCGGTCCCAGTTTGTCCCGAGGACCGGCAGTTCGCCGCTAACGACCCACAACATGGCCTTCACGAAGAGCGCCATCGGCCTGGTGATCCGGAGACTGCCGCAACCGCTCTACGGCACGGGCGCAGTAGCCCACTATGCGGAGATGGGCAACTTCGGTATGCGAGTAGTGATGAGCTACCAGCCGAACACCCTGGCGCAGCAGTTTACCGTGGACGTCCTGTACGGCTGCGGTGTGCTCCGCAACAACTTCGGCGTCCAGGTGAATACCTAGTCAGCAATCGGGGGCCGGTTAATCCCGGCCCCCGCAACAGGAGAGAATGATGGACTTACAGATCTACTACAACAAAATTCGAGACATTGAGCAGAGCCTGACCGAGCCTTCGGTTGTGCTGGTCAGCCATGATACTCCGGACGGCGGGCGCGAAGGAGTGCGCACCGAGGTTTCGCGGCGCATTGCCGCAAAGATGATCGTCGAAGGCTGCGCCCGCCTGGCGACCACCGAGGAGGCGCGCGAGTTTCAGGCGCTAAAAGCAGAGGCCAAACGCCGTGCCGATCAACAAGCGGCAGCCTCGCGGATGCAGTTTGCGATACTTTCGCCCAGCGAACAGCCGAAGCTGAAAGGCGCTCCGCGGCCGGCGGCAGAGTAGGTCGGTAGCCATGGCGCTGTTCACTGACGGTATATCGACGATTCAGGATCTCATGATCCAAGACTCCTCCGTACTCGACACGGCACAGACGGAGAACATTGACTTGAATCAGAAACTGGCGGTAGCGCAGCAGGAGATCGGGATCGAGTTGACGACCCTACTACAGCGGAGCAACACCTATGACTGGCAGTTCTGGCTGCAGCCGAACCCGCAGTTGAACAACATTGTCGTCACGCCGCCGCTGCAGCTCTGGCACGTGTTCCAGAGCCTAGCGCTGGTGTATCGGGACGCTTACGGCAGTCAATTGAACGATCGCTATCAGGGAAAGCGAGACCAATTCCAGCAACTGGCAAAGTGGGCTCTGGACAAGCTGATTCAAACCGGTGTTGGAATCGTCTCGGACCCGATCCCGCAGGCCGCTCCACCGCAATTGACATCCATTGAAGGGGGGCAGCCGGCAATGACCTACTGCGCGAGCGTTTCATGGCTGAACGCGGAAGGCGAAGAGGGGCAGGCTGGGAACGCCAGTTCTCTCGCGGTGGCCGCGGGCAACACTCTGGCGGTGCAGCCGCTCAATCCACCGCCTAACGCCGTGGCGTGGAATGTCTTTGTGGGACCGTCCGCGGATGCCTTGGTGCTCCAGAACGGGACGCCTCTGGAGCCAAACGAAGTCTGGATTCAGAGCGCACCAGCGGCCATCGGGGGCCGAGGGCCGGGCAAGGGCCAGGATCCGAACTATCTGCGCGCGTTGCCGCGTGTGATTCAAAGAGGCTAAAGATGGCATGGGTAGGCAGCACTGTCACCGCGCAGGCGCTTCAGTTGCTCAGTGGACCGCAGGGGCTGAACACCTGCCTGTCAACACTGGCACAGGCGGCCAACATGAACCTGCCGCCGGTACCACAGAATCAGTTATTGGCGCAGAACGTATCGGCCGACCTGGCCGAACGCAGCTCGGACGTGAAGTATCCAACGATTAACGTCTACTGCGAGAAGATCGTCAACCAACTCAAGGAAAAGTTTCGAGCCTTTTCCGGAAAGGCAGTCATGGCGATCGAGGTGCGGGTATCACAAGACAAGTTGGACGGGCTCGAGGATCTGTTACAGGCGCATCTTGACGCCGTGACCCAAGTGCTGGACCAGAGTCGCGGCGACTGGGGCGAGGGAATGTACTACACCGGAGGCTATGAGGCGGTCTTCGGACCAGTGAAGCATGGCGGGCGGAACCTCATCCAGACGGCGAAAGTCACTTTCGAAGTAGGAGTAAGCAATTAACTTTATGGCATCGTACATCTCATCCAACGCAAACCGTTTCTATACGGGAGCCGAAGCAGCCTATGGACAGGTGCCGGCGATTACGGCGCAGAACCGGTTTCCCGCCGTGAAGCTGACGGCCAGGAACGAATTGCAGAAGGCCGAGCGGAGAGACAAGACCGGCAGCCGGACGTTTGCCGGAATGCCTGCCGGTATGCGGCGGAAAACCAGCTTCGACCTGACAACCTACATGACGACCTGGAGCGGGCAGGGTTCCGGTCCATCGTATGGCCCGCTGTTTCAGGCGAGCCTAGGCGGCTCTCCGGCGATGTTCGGAGGCGGCGTCGCCGCGGCCGGCACCAACCCGACCACGCTGGTCTTTGCGGCGCCTCATGGCCTCAAAGCAGGCCAAGGCATCTCCTGTGCCGGGGAGATCCGGTTTGTCACCGCGATCGTGAGCAGCACCAGCGTGCAGGTGAATGCTCCGTTTTCCAGCAGCCCGGCGCCGGGAACCCAGATCTCCCCGGCTGTCTCGTACTTTCCGGCCACCCAACTGGCCAGTGTCAGCATCTTCGATTATTGGGACCCAAGCAGCGCGGTGCAGCGAATTCTGTGCGGCGCGGCAGTCAACCGCATGACCGTGAAGGTGAACGGCGACTTTCACCAGTTCGAGTTCAGCGGCATGGCCCAGGACCTGATCGACAACTCCAGTTTCGCCGGTGGCATCGGGCAACTGAGCAGCTTTCCGGCGGAGCCCCCCATCGGCGCCTTCGACTATTCCATTGTGCCGGGGAACATGGGACAGGCCTGGCTGGGAAGCACTCCCAGCGAGTTCTTCACAATCACGAACGCGACATTCCAATTAGACAATGGCCTGGATATGCGCGCCAAGGAATTCGGCAGCAA